ACTACCTTGATGGATTGGGAACACCGACTCCATTCCCTGCCATTCCAGTAGGCACAGTAACATCGGTTAACTCAGGCATAAATATTAATGTTGATAATACCAACCCTGCTGCGCCGATTATCAACTCTCTTTCTGATAGATACAAGACATCATCTGTTACATCAAATAGTGTAAGCAACGGGTCAAAGAATTTTACTGTTGACTTAAATTTATCTTACATTCCATTGCAAGAAATACTTGTTGTGTTTAATCCTGCAAATCATATGCACGGGGAAGTAACAAGTTATAATGCTGCTACTGGTGCGCTTGTTGTTGATATTAAAAATCATACGGGTAGTGGAACATATACATCTTGGGTTTTAAATCTTGATGGTACACCAGTTGATGCAATAACTGGAAGTGGAACTGTTAATGAGATTGCATACTTTACTGCTGCAAGAATCATAGCATCATTACCAGTTGCAACCTATCCAAGTCTTACTGAGTTAAGCTATGTAAAAAATGTAACATCTGCAATTCAAACGCAGATAAACGCCAAGCAAGATACCTTAACAAGCGGCACGAACATCAAGACCATCAACTCGACTTCATTGCTTGGCAGTGGTAACTATGCCACTCCATTCGAGCTTGTTGTTGCAGCATCAGATGAAACCACTGCACTTGCAACAGGAACGGCAAAGATTACTTTCCGCATGCCAAGAGCAGTGACACTAACAGCGGTAAGAGCATCACTAACAACGGCTCAGGCAAGTGGTACAATATTCACTGTTGACATCAATGAAGGCGGTACAAGTATCTTAAGCACTAAGCTAACCATAGACAACACCGAGAAGACAAGCACAACGGCTGCCACTCCACCAGTGATAAGCGACACAGCACTTGCCGATGATGCAGAGATTACAATCGACATTGACCAGATTGGTGATGGAACGGCGAAAGGATTGAAAGTTATGTTAATCGGAAACTACGCATGAGCTTCTTAGTCAACCCATATTTGTATGCAAGTTCTGCTTGTGTAGATGCTGATGCACTTGCATTCCTATCGGCTGCTGCAATTACAGACCCCACTATCACATCTGCCATTTGCACATTGGTAACAAGCATGAAAGCCAATGGAACGTGGGCAAAAATGAATGCGATTTATCCTATGGTAGGAGGAACGGCAACAACGCATAAGTTCAACCTTAAGAATCCACTTGATACCAATGCTGCATTCCGTTTAACCTTTACGGGTGGATGGACGCACTCAGTTAATGGTGCACTGCCTAATGGAACAAATGCTTATGCTAATACCTTCTTAATTCCTTCAGTAAATTTGTCATTAAATAGCCATTCATTTGGTATGTACTCAAGAACTAACGATGTAAGTGGCACAAAACTATATGGTTCATTTTCAAGTAGTTTTTTACATCATAATTTAACGGGAGCAAATTTTAATAGTGGAGTTGTAGCAAATGGAATTTTATATACTGCAAATCCTTCAACTGGATTTTTAATGGCTTCAAGAACTTCAAATACATTATTTCAAGCATATAGAGCTGGTGTTTCATTAGGTACAAATACTGTTGCAATTGCTGCATTACCAAATGTTAATTTTTATTTAGGGGCAAGAAATGCAAGTGGAACGGCTCAAACTTTTTTAACGCATCAATATGCATTTGCTTTTCTTGGTAGTGGATTAAATACTACCGAAGCAGCGGCACTCTATACTTCCGTTCAAGCGTTCAACACCACCTTATCCCGTCAAGTCTAATGCAAGTACATCAACTTACATACGAAGAGGCTCAGAGCCTTGTTGGCATTCAGTTTATGCCCGACAATTATTTTAACCCTATTATGGATGCTGACGGCAATCACATCATCAGCATCGAAGAAGTTGAGCAGTGCTCAATTGATTGGGTGAAAGCCTTACCTTTGATAAACTACAAACCTATAATAATCGAATCATGGCAGGAGTAAAAATTACCGACTTAGTAACAATCACAGAAGCAGCAAGCAATGACTTGCTCTACATTGTGGACGTTAGCAATACAACGCAATCACCTCAAGGCACATCTTCGCAGATTGAACTTGGCAACATTGTGAGTAGTGGAACATGGACACCAGTTGTAAGCAACATTTTTTCAGGTGGAACTATAACAGTAGAAGGTTATCCATTTTATCAAAAGATAGGGGATATTGTTATCTGTTCATTTCGTATTCGTATGATACCAGATACAGGACTCGATGGAGATAGATTTGAATTAACACTACCTATTGAGCCGAGTGCTAATTTTTCTGCAAATAATTTAGTAAACGGGTCAATGACTATGTATGTAGGAACATTTGGCGATATAAATGAATGCAATATAAAATCAAAATCAGCAACAAAGAATTTAGATATAACAATTAATACAACAGCTATTGATACAGAAGTTGCAGTCTCAATTCATGTTCAGTATACAATCTAATGAAAACCTCTGATAACGGCATCCGACTCATACAGGAGCTTGAAGGCTTGCGCTTGACATCCTACCTATGCAGCGCAGGAGTGCCAACCATCGGTTACGGCGCAACCTACTACCATGACGGCAGCAAGGTGAAGCTCGGGCAGACCATAAGCAAGGAGCAAGCGGTGCAGATGCTTAAGGATCACCTTAAGGAGTTTGAGGGCAGTGTGATTGGACTGCTTAACGGCACACCAGTGAACGCTAACCAGTTCGACGCGCTTGTAAGTTTCTGCTATAACCTTGGTGCAGGCAACCTTGCTAAGTCGCAGCTGTTGAGGTTTGTAAAAGCCAACCCAAACGACCCGAAGATTGCAGCTGAGTTCCTTAAGTGGAACAGAGCAGGCGGCGAGGTATCTACCGGACTTGTAAGAAGGCGCAAGAAAGAGGCGCAACTTTATTTTGCAGCAATTGTATAACATATATTTGCTTAGGCATAAGACGGAGCCATTTGTAATGCTTGACGAGATGGACCTTACACTGGAGCAGTTCATTGAGAAGTTAAAATCATCATACGTTTTTAATCACATGTGGGGATATGGCGACAAGGAAGCAAGTAAGTAAGCCAAGGCAAGTGCTTGATATCATACTCAAGTATTGGAGGCCAACAATTGGCAGCTTAGTGATTCTCTCAAGCGTGTTTGCTCTTATCTTCAAGCAGATTACAACAGAAACACTCGCAGCAATTGTGGCCGCAATGGTAGCCGCAGGATACATACCTAAATCGAACAGCAATGGATGACGGCATCGACTCAGTACAAGTGATCACAACCCTCGATGAGGGTTGCGTGGTGGGTATTGGCTGTAAGGTCCATACGCATCATAATCGCATAGAGGTTAAGCCCCAAGTGATTTATCAATCAATGGAGAATTTCACTATCTTTGGCAAGCACTATTGCACTAACCAATGGGGGCAAACTTACGAGCTGCCACCAATTGAGCCAATGCCAGAGCCGATATTTATGCAGCAAACCTACGCAAGCGACACAATCACACCGAGCACATCTGCATTCTTGCTTGCTCCTAAGCCAGAGGCTAAGATTATCATCAAGCCGCGCACTGAGTTCACCGAGTATAAGCCAACGATGGATGCTCCAATCATGGGCATGCTGCTAACATTTACAATTTACCTCACAGCGCAATGGGCATGGAGCTCGATGTCTGCTTGGAATAACCTTTACAGCGAACTCAAGCAATGTCTTCGCTATTCATCTTAGAGAACTCAATCGACCTCTTTTATGTGGTGACTGATGAAAGCGGCCTAATTGTGTCAAGCAATGAGCTGTTTAAAAACTACTCAAGCCACATCAAGCCGAGTAAGATTTCGGATATCATAAGCATCGAAGGCGACAAAGAAGATTTCATCAAAGCAATTCAGTTGGCTCGCAAGCATGCACCTGAGCCATCGCGTGTATATGCTCGAACTCGCCTAAAAAATACCATCGATAGATACAACATCTGGAACTGCTTCGCAATTGAAGACACCTTGCACTTTGTTGGCATTCAGTTAGTCGATGTTACCTCCATCAACTCGCATGATTATGAAAGGCAGAAGTTGCTGCTTGAGGAATTTCGCTTCATGCTGAGCCATGAGATACGGCAACCACTCACCAACATCGCAGGGCTTGTGCAATTGATGCTTGATCATCCTGTTGCAAACAACACAGAAAAGCGCGATCTACTTAAGATGATTCATACATCAGTTAACAAGCTTGATGATGCCATCAAGGTGCTTATTAAAAAAGCAGCTCGCGAGTTATGACAGACCTGGAAGCGGACAAGAGACTGGTTAAGGTTGCCGCTTGGTATGTGATAGAGAGAGGCATGCCGGTATGTGTTGCACTTCAAATCCTTCAAACTGAACTCAATGATAAAAGACTATTTTGGGAATCTTCGCAACAGCTTATTAAGCTCATTCAAGATGGAGTCAGCATATAAGATCATCAGCATTGCCACAATCATTGTGCTTATATTCTTGCTGCTCAAATCTTGCGGCGATGGGGTGCAGTCGGATTACCGCCTTAAGCACACGATATATGAAGACAGCATAGTGATTGCTTCGCAGCGTAAGATAATAGCAGAGAACAACTCTGATGCAGCAAAACAAGCGCAACAGATTGCGGAGCTCGAAGTCAAAGTCAAGAACGCTGTTGAGGTGGTTAAGATTGAAACGCGGACAATTATCAAAACACAGATCAAGTTGGGTGATACGGTGATGATTCAAGGTAAGCCCTACATCCAACTGCCAAAGCCATTCCTTAAGACCACCGAATGGTACACAATAGGCGGCATGATCAACCGCCTTGGGTGGTTGCAGATTGATTCATTGGTTATCCCTGCTAAGTTCACCTATGCTGTTGGTGATACCATGCGCACTGGCTTCGTGAACCGACTGCTCAAGAAGAGTGACACAGTGGTCCGCATGAGAGTCGACAATCCCAATGTGGCCATAACCGGCATGAGCAACATCTACATCAAGCAAGACAAGAAGTGGCATCAAACAACCGCCTTCAAGGTTGGAGTTGGGATGCTTCTTGGCATAGGGATTTCGGCAGCTGCAAAATAATCGGCTTGTGTTTCAGCGAGTTAGGATAATTGCGTGTAAATAGTTTTGATTAATATTGCAACTATCAATATTAGTTTTACATTTGCCTATCAATCATTCACTAATAAATCATTCAGTCATGACATCAGAGCAATTAAAAAAGCGGCACATTGAAACTGCGATATGGTACTGGGAAGAAAAACTAAAAGGTACTAAATTTTGGTGGGACGAAAATGAGTACAGCGAAGAATGGATAATTTCACAAATAAAATACTTCAAAGAATTTTCACTTTAATCATTCACTAATTCACTCATAAATCATGAACACTTTTTTCAAATCACACGACAGCACGCAGTATTTTAACTACGACCATCTATCTGGCATCATGCTAACAATTGTGCAAGACGGTTGCCATCAAGGTCTCTTCCAACGTTGCGACAAATCATCATTGATCCTTGTTCGCCAATACTCAAAGGAGATGACTCAAGGGCTCGATGAATCGGTTCGCACTTATCATCCATCAACAGTTGGCGAGTTCTTCAAAATGTACCAGAAGACACTGCACAATACTCAAGTATCATTCAATCAATTAATAACTCAATAAACTATGGGCTTAAAAGCACCCTCAGGGAATAACACCTCCC